CTTCGTGGCCGGCTTTTTCTTTGTCGCTGTTTTCTTCGCCATATGTGTCTCCTGGTGTAGCGGATGCCTGATGCACGAACGCGCCGGCGATCCCGATCGGACCGCCGGCGCCAGTGTGAACGAGCGCGGTCAGAGCTAGACGATGAAGTTCTTCGCGTAGCTCTTGGCGTTCAGCGAGAACAACGCGTGCGACGTCAGCCACGCCGTGAGAGTCACGCTCGGCGTTGTGCCGCCGGTCACGTAGCGCAGCCCGAGGAACCGCTGCGTGGGGAACCCCATCGGGACCGGACAGAACAGGAGCGCGCCGAGCGCGAGCTGTGCCGCCGTGCGGACATACGTCGCATGCACGAGGATCCCCGCCGTCAACGCGGCGTCGGTCGCGGAGATGACCTCGATCTGATACGTTTCGTCGCCGGTCGTGAAGTCCGCGGCCACATCGATCTGGACGCCGAACCCCATCGCCTCACCCGTCCCGATCTCGCGCTTAGGCGGCGTGCCAATGCCGCCAGGCAGGCCGAGATCGATCGAGTTGGTCGAGACAGCGCTTGCCGTCACGGCTTGCGCGTCGCTGACTACGAGCAGGTTGTCAAGAAACATGATTGTTTTCTCCGTTGGGTAAAAGGGTTGTCCCGCCGGCGGGACGGCGCCCTTCTACGCGACGAGAGCCTCCGAGTTGAGCAATTGGTCGACGATCCGGATCGGGATCTGGTCGTAGGTGAGAATCCGCTTCCCGGCGAAATTCTCGAACGTCAGACCGCCGCCCGAACCGACCGACTCTCGAGCCTCACGGCGCAGGAACCGGCGCATCGTCCGATTCATGTAAAACACCGGCGTTCCGAGCCGGTTCGGGATCGTCTCGACGGCCTGCTCCATGAAGTTGATGATCGTCTTCACGTTGGCCGCGTTCAGGTCCGACACGTCGATGTTGCAGATCCTGACGACATAGCGCCAATCCTTGAGCGCGATGCCGGCCTTCCACTGGAACCGCTCCTGCATGGCGCGCATCCGCGAGCCCGGCAGACCGGCGACCATTTCGACCGTGACCTCGCCGAAGTCTTCGTGAATGAGCCCGGCCTTCGAGCCCTTCGGAAAGATCCCGGTGATCGTTTCCTCGCCCCATGCGACCAGCCAGATCGACGCGTTGTCTGAGCCAGCGCCGCCCGCCTTGATCACGTTCTCGCCGTTCGCCGCCGTGGAGAGCGAGTAGCGGACCGACAGCCCGGTGAATTCTTCCGGCGCCAGTCCCGCGTTGCCGTAGAACAAGGTCTGCGTAAATTCCTGATTCATCGCTTCGATAAACGCGCGCGCCTCCGAGAGCCGGAAGCTCGCCGCGTTCCCGTTCAGGAGGAGGAGATCCTTGTCGACCTCCGACCACGCCTCGAGCATGCCGGCCTGTTCGTCGATTTGCGCGGTCGTCGACTTCGACGGCGCCACGCCCTGATTGAGTAGGCGCCAGGCGACAGCCGGGAGCCCTGTCCTCACGGTCGTTCGGTGTCCGGTCGGCAAGTTGCCTTGCCTCCACTGCATATCCTCGAGCACTTCGTTCGATTGACCGAGCAGCTCGACGATCACAGGCACGGTGCCATTTGGATCGAGCCGCTTCGCCCAATCGGCGAGGGTGAGGTTTCCGGTGCCCAACGCCGCGCCAAAGACGGCGAGCGTGAGACCGAGCTTTGCGAACGTCGACCAATCGACGGCGTGCACGCCGTGCGCGATAGTCGTCGCTGCGCTGATGTCCGTCGCGAGCGCGAGGAGCATCACAACAACACAACAAATTACGAATCGCATGTCCGTCTCCGCGTGGCCGGACTACTCCGCCGGCGCGTTCGAGGTTGTCTTCCCATAGAGCTTTTCCGCCGCGGTTTCCGACGGTGTCGCTCCGCTCGAGCTGCCGACGCCCTTGTCCTCTGCCATCAGTTTGCCGAGATCGGCCAAGAACGAGACGATCTCGAGGTTGTTTCCGTAGCCTGTTTTGACGAGCATCCGGCGCAACGCATCCCCTCGCGGCGTGCCCTTCGGACGGATCTTGTCGAGCGCCGCGCGCGCGAGCTTCTCCGTCTCCTCGAACTTGTCGCCGCCATAGGTTTCATCGTCTGCCGTCTGATCGTAAAAGGCTTGTGATTGTGCCGCGAGAAACTCCGCGCGATCGTTGATCTCGGCCTGTGCCTGTTCGTTGGTCAAGCCCTTGGCTCGAGCGACCTTTTCGAACTGCTTCAGATCCTTGTCATCGATCCAGAGATCGGCGCCTTTGGGGAGCGTGAGTTCATACTTCGCGGGAGCCTCCGGCTTGTCGCCGTCCTTGCCCCCGGTTTTTGACTTGCCGCCCTTGTCGCCTTTGTCTGCTGCGCCCTTGCCGCCTGCCTTGCCCCCGTCGCCGCCCTGGTCGCCGGCGTTCCCGCCGTCGCCTTCATCTCCATCATCGGCCGCGCCCGCGCCGGTTTTCTGGTCCCCTGCCTTGCCGGCAGTCTTCGACGCGGCGCCGTCGCCCGCTGCTGCGCCCTTGCCCGCCTGCCCGTCGTCGCCGGCTGCGATGTTCTTCCCGTTGTCGCCTGTCCCGGCTCCGCTTGACGCTGCGCCGGCGGCTGCTGCCTTAGCCATTGCTGTCTCCCTCTCCGGCCGTCGCCGTATGCGCGGCCTGGACTTCCCGATCGTCGGCCCGCAATCGGGCGCGTCGTTCCACGTCGAGCCGCTCGACCTGCTCCTCGTCGACGGATTCGCAGAACGCCCGCAGCTCGAGCCCGAAGTTTCGGCGGCCCTCCTTGAAATACATCATCGAGCCTGATTGGTCATACACACTGCCGTAGATCCCGGCCTGGTCGAAGATGTCCGCGAGCACGGCGCGGCCGTCGGCCGTCGCGAGCACCGCCTTCATCGCGAAGCGCCGACGCTGATCTCGCCGGCGCTCGATACTCCGCGCGCGCTTGACCTGGTCAGGGTCTGCTGCGTTCCGCACGAGCGCCGGACGGTCCGCCATGCGCTACACCGTGGCCGGCTGCGCGCTCGAGCGAGCGGCGCCTTCGACAATGCGATTCAACACCGAGTCTCCAGACAAGGGCGCCTCGCTCGTGTCCTTCGCCGCGGCCGCCAGCTTCGCCGCCTGTTCCGCCTGCGCCTGGTCGGCCATCGCCTGACGCTCTGCGTTGATGAGCGCGTTCGCTTCGTCGTTGCTCCGGACCACGCGCGGATCGACGCCGAGATAGTCGCCATAGTTGTCGACTACTTGATTCGTGTCGATCTTGTGCCGGACGTCCGTATACCCGGCCGCGAGGAGCTGCCCGGTCGACAGCATGAACCGATCGAGCGATGCGACGCCGACGAGCTTCTGCGCCTGCGCGAGGATCGAAATGTATTCGACTTTTAGCTTGACGCCGTTCAGCTCCGGCGGCGCCGGCGGGATGAGCCCACGCGCGTCCATCAGGTCATAGACGCGATCGACGAGCGGATCGAGCAGCTCGTCGCCCGTCCGCTCGAGCACCGGTCCGAGCGCGAGCAGCTTCTCCTCGTGACGCTCCTCTATTTCTCGAGCCGTTACCGGCGCGCTCGACTCCCGCGCCTGGTCAGACGTCGCAAGCATCAGGAACAGATCCTCGTAGAACGCGCGAGAGATGCGATACCGCACATCGCCTTGGTCCTGCGTCAGATGTTGATAGCCCTCGAGCCGCACCTCATGGATCGGCTTGAGCCCCTGCATCCCTTCGCGCACGTCCAGATACGTGATCTCTCCCGACAGCAGCGATGTCTTCTGGTTTCGGAGCGACGGCGGCCCGCTCAGCGGCGGATCGACCGCTTTCCCGAGGAGCTGCCCCTTCCGGCGCTGCATGATCTGTAGTTGCTTGTTGTCGCCGAGCGCCGTCATCCCCGGCGAGTCGGTCCCATAGCTGTCGTTGCCGGTCACGTCCCACCGCGGACACATGAACGGGAAATTCCGAAAGCCCGACTCGCGGAGGAACTTCCCCTCGTCGATCTCGCTCTCGTAGTGACAGGAAATAAATGGGAGGTAGCGACTCGCGAGCCGGCTCCGATCGGCGTCCTCGTTCGGCTTGATCACCCAGGTCACCTTGATCGCCGTCTCGTATTGACCGTTGTCCCAATACGCCTTAACGCGGCTGCTGATGTTCGACCAGTCGATATCCCGGCCGTTCTCCTGGACGCCGTAGTCCTCGACGAGCTGCCGGACCGTCGTCTCGAACTCACGGACGAACGTGGTCACCATCAGCCGATGATCGAGCCCGATCATGAACTCGCCGATCGGGTAGCTGTAGGCCCGAAAGACGTCGCGCGTGTCGTCGAGGATCGACATCGCCGCCGTCCCGAAGATCCCCATGTCGAGATACACGGTCGGCAGCACGTTATACAGGTTCGAGACGGCGAACACCGTCAACATGCGATTCGTGACGTCGAACAACCACTCGCGGACCGGCGGGAACTTCGCCAGATCCGGGTCTGGAGTCGTGAGCTTCATCCACGGACGCGCCGGCGACGTCAGCCCGGCGTGGAGCCCGCTCGCCAAGGTGCGCGCCGCGAAGCGCCCGCTCGAGTCGATGATGTTCTGATTCCGCTTGTCGCCACGGTTGCGATCGCTCGTCCAGAACCGGGTCCGCCGCGGCATGAAGTAATTCGCCAGATCGCGCCAATGATCATCGAAGTTGCCGCGGCGTTCGCTCTCGAGCGCGGCCTTGAGCTGCCCGTAGCGGCGTCGCTTTGTCTCCGGATTGCGATAGGCAGGCATGCTAGTAGCCGATGAGCGTTTTCGGCGCGAAGCGTGCGCCCGCGGCTGGCGCCATTGACGCCGGCGACGCGATCGTCGATCCGGCCGCGGCGCGCTTCCGTTGACGTTCGGCCGCCGACCGCGCGCCGCCCGTTGCAATCGACGCGTTCTCGAGCGCCGATGGCGGGTTCAGCAGATCCTTCTGTCGCTTCGCGTATTCGGCGCGCGTGATCGCCTGGCCGACGATCGGCGCGTTGTTCACGTTCCGCCGGCCTGCGCCAGTCGCCCCGCCGGCATCGAACCCGTCGATCGAGCCTGTGCGATCGGGGTTGCCGATTTTCACGTTCGGATCGCGCTTCGGATCGCCGACTGAGCCTCCGCCAAACCACGCCATCTAGAGCACCTTGATGTGAGCTTGTTCGACCGCTATATAACCCCGGCTGGCAAGATACTTGCCTACGCGGGATGGGATCGGCGCGACCATCTTAATGTAAGTCAGTCCTCGACTAGTAGCCCAATCTTCGGCGGCCGCTATTAGGAGGGGTCCCGCCCGGAGCATCCGCCTGGTTGGCTCGACCCACCAACAGATTTCATCCGCATAGGTTTCGCCGGTCACAAGGTTGACGTTTTCGCAGATCGCGAGCCCGCCGACGATCTCGCCGTCCAGCTCCACCACGTAGATCGCCGCGCGCTCCTCGAGCCCGAACAGGAGATCGACGAGCCGCCCCAGGCTCGCCGGCGTCGCGTGGAGCTGCGTGTAGGGTAAGACTTGCTGACAGAAATGGACCGCGAGCATCACGAGGATCTCGCGGTCGTCCTGTGTGGCGCGCCGGATCGTCACAGCGGATCGATCGTCCCTTGTCCGAGGTAGGGGACATGGATCGTGCGCTTCGCTTGCACGCCGGCGCGGATGCGCCTCAATTCGTCCGCGATTTGCGTCGGGACGTTGCCGCCGCCATCGTTGGCGATTTGGTCGCTGAGCTGCTTGAGCAGGTTCTCAAGGT